GTTTAGTGTCAGTTGTATCTTCTGGTTCAGTTACAGGTTCTTTGTCTTCCTTAGGTTCAGATTTAGTTTCTTTTTTACCAGATTTTTTAGTTGTTGGTTCTTTTTCTTCTTTAGGTTCTTCAGTAACTTCTTCATTGTAGTTAGTGAAGTCTAAAATACGAGTTCTACCATCTTCAAGAATTTCTTCAACAACACCATGTTGAATGATACATTCGAAGATTTCTTCTGCTTCCAACATTTCTCTGTGGATAGCACGAACTAATTTATTACGTAGTCGAATAGGACGACGGCAAGTTACATTTACAAGTTTAGCCATTGATATTTCCTCCTAGATAGATTCAATTAATTCATCTTCAGAAGTAAGAACAGATTCGATCAAAGCATCATCAATTAAATGATAAGCTTCAGTTAATTCGATATCATCTTCAACTTCTTCAGCGATTTCTTCACTGTCTTTTTCATGTTGTTGGTCGATATCGGACATCAATTCGATTTCAGCAGCTTCATCTTCATCTTCTGCTTCGATATCAATTTCTTCATCTTCTAGACCTTCAACGGAGTCAATATCATCATTATCTTCGTCGTCATCTAACTCTAATTCATCAGAAGCATCAACGATAGCATCGATAGTTTCATCCATATCTGCATCATTTACGTCATCAGTTGCAATTACATCTTCAACTGTAGCGGCAGTATCTTCTAGATCTTGATGGATAGTTTTGTTATCATCCATTTCAATATCCTCCTTTAGTAATCAAGTTCATTATATTCATTATCATCAACCAAATCATCTAGATCATCACTAGACATGGTTGCTAAGAATATACCTTCATCATCAACAATATCATCGCTTGCCATATCAGCATCAATGGCATCGATAATATCTCGTTTTGCAATCATAGTATCTAAAAATCCGTTCTCGTCAATCATGACATTGAACGCATCTTCGTTATCAATTTGCTCTTTGAAATAATTATCGAGTTCGTTCATTTAGAGTACCTCCATATAGATTACTGATATGTTAACGAGATAGGTTTTTCATTATATTCTTAACCTGTTCTTCTAGGATAAATATAATCACAGGAACGTAGTAAAAAATAATGTTTGCTGGTAATGAATAGTTAAATTCTTCTAAAGATTTTAGTAAGAATTCATCATATCTATTCATTTTATCTTGGTTATCATTAAAGTAATCTATGATAATATTCTTGAAATAGTATGGATCATCAGTTTCATATCTTTCATTATCTCTAATTCTCATTACAGTATCATCATCAAAAGATGGAACTGCCCAGTTATCGCCAGGTTTATATTGATGGAAAATATAGTAATAATCTTCAATATTATAATATAAGATAGAAGTTTTATCCTCAATCTTCATACCATAACAAGATGGATTATTAATACAAGTCTTATCTTTTCGTTCTAATGAATGGAAAAGAGTTCTAGAATAATCTAAAGCAAAAGATTCTTTAACTGCAAGTTGATGAGCAATTTGCATAAATGGAATACTTGACGTATTCATTAAATCATTTCTCTTAATAAACTCAATCATATAGCTATCATAGAAATTATGATTATCATAAGCGAATATGAAAGTCTGAGTCTTATTAGAGTAAAATAATGAACGATAGTAAGTGATCATATCAGTACAAATATTTTCTAATCGTTTAATATAAGCATGATCATCATCTTTAATAACTAAAGATAGATTTGTACCAATATTAGTTGTATCCATTGTATAAGATCCAACTACTAAGGATTCGATATCTGTATTATCACCATCATGGGAGCTTAAACGATAAGAAATCTTATACATATTAACCCCAGTTGGTAATGTATCTAAAGTAACACCTGTAACTTTAAATAGATATTCTTCATCTGTATGATTAATTATAAAATAATCTTGTGGATATGGTTTGAATGCATTTGGAAGGACGTAAGCATCACCTTCAATAGAATCGGATTCAATACCATAATCGCCAGATTCTAATTGGACTTGAATCTTATCCAATCCAAATAGAACTGTATCTTTAATTTTATTATATCTTAATGGAGAATCTCCATCAGTGTAGCTATATGCTTGATCAGTGCCTTCATCTAATGTACTTTCTGCAGTATTAATATTGAAGTAAGTACAAATTGTAGGCGGTTTATCCGTAAATGTATAGAACGTATTATCCAATCTATCTTTCTTAGAGTCTAAGATAGAGTTAATGGTCCCAACATAGGTAGTATCTAGGAATTTTCCCATATGTTACCTCCTTTATTAATGAGATGTTTAAGAAAAAAAAATAAAGTGAGCGGATGAGGTTTATCCCCATCCGCATCATAATATTTGTCTTACTGAGTCTTTAATTTTACTTAATGGTACACCATAATCTTTTTCTCCAGATTCATTTCTGTGAAAATAAACAGAAGATCCTCTGAAGAATTGGATATTATTGTTTATGAAGAACTCAGATTGTCTCATAGATATATCACCAGCATCATCGTTATCAAAATATAAATGTAAATCCATATTCATAATTCCTCTAGAGAGAATCAATGAAATTACATTCGGATATTTGTTTCCTGATGCGGCCATATATATTCCATTAGCCCCATATGATAAGTTTGTAAATACTGAAAGAATATCAAATTGTCCTTCAGTAATATTAACTAAAACCTTATCGGTTGTTATAGGAATTTGAGCCGGAATAGAATACGTTTTAGTAAAATTATTCTCCGATAGCTTTACTATTAAATATCTAAATTTCTTATCGACTGGCTTAATACATCGCATAATTAACGCTGTATTATTAATCGAGAGGAAACCCACATACTCACGCTGAATTCGCTCATAATCAGATTCTGTCGCTCCCAGAACCTGCATAATCTGGCGTCTGAAGAACGTAAAATCAAATATAATTTTAAGTTCTAATAAATACCATACTGGTAAAACTACTCCTAAACGGGAGTTTACATAGTCTACCTTTTCTTGATAGATTCTATCATCTAAGACAAAATCTTTATACTTTATTATTCTTTCATCTGTAGAAATAGAAGAGTAAGCTTTTGGCTTACTCTTCAATATCTTCTTATTATATTCTTCTATCTCAGATATTAAAGATAAATCTTTTATTTTTAATAATTCTAAGAAGTTTCTATTTACTAATCCACCAGCTTCACATTTAAAGCAATTATACATAATAGGTTTATCTTTAGATACTCCTATATACATATGCTTCTTTCCAGGTGATGATGTATGCCCGCAATACGGACATCTTAAAACTATTTCTTTCTTACCAGCTGCAAATTGCGAATCTGGTATTGCAGATTTTAATCTGTCCGATATATTCATAAATTACCTATGCTTTAAAAAAGTAGATATTGGAATATTCAATAATCTTAGCTTTAATTACTTCATCTTTTGCTTCTGAATGTAAGAATTGTAATCCTTTTAAGATAGAATATTCATTACAATTTAAGACGTTCAATAGATATTCTAAAGAACGTCCTTCAATCATTACCATATAGAATAATTCTTGGTAATTGATTGTTTTACGACCAGTAATATTTATTTCTCTGCCTTCACTAGTAGTAAATTTAATATCTTTATCGTCGATATTTGTAATAATATTAGTAGGGGTTGTAATTGGGGCAACAATTATGTCACAATCATTAGATTTTAAAGTTCTATTACATTTTTTATCATTGACCCCACATTCAGCATCAAGAATATATCCTACGATTTGATTTGGAGTAAGCTCTGGATATTTTTCTTGAATTTTAACTAAATTATGATGATTATTAAATTCTTTTTTAACTTCAATATTATATTCTTTCATTATATTCACTCCCATAGTATTTAAATTATTTAGTTTGATTCTTTTCATTAAAAATAGATGATCTTAATGAGAAGAATGGTAACGAATTCTTAATATGAATAATATCTATATCATCATCCCCTATTAGACCATATATAAAATCACGTCGCTCGCACACTGTGGTAGTATTATATAATCTAACGAATTTATCCAATTCTTTGTATATATTAGGATATTTATTAACTTTGTCTATTAAATTTTTAATAGCATTCAATCTAGGAGTATTATAAGTTAGATTATTTTTATTAGTAAAATCTTTAATAATTTCTACTAAGCTATCTACTGTAACATTTTTATTATTTAAAATTACATCTATCAAAATATCTTGTATTTTTACAGTATATTCTAGATTATATTTTGCACCAAATGCTTTAATATTAATTGCAAAAATAGATATATTTCTACCGATATCATTATCGTTCTCGAACTTGTTTAATGTATGATAAATTTTTACATGATTATACGCATAGTCTAAAATTTTATCATATTTAAAATATCTATATAATGGGTTATTAAATATATGATGCTTTTTATTATTATTAAACTCACGTATAGCATCAGCTGGGTCAAGATTAATAATATCTATATAAGTAAAATCATCATTAATACGTCTATCTATTCTTATATATGCGGTATGTAAAATATCATAACTCAATCTTGATGAAAATATTTTAGTGATTATTTTATTTCTACCATTTAAAGATACTTTATTTCTCTTAATAAAATCAAAATTGATAATGTCTGTTTCTGTTACATTTTTCAATAGTTTTTCCATTTTACTATCTCCTATAAAATAAAATTAAAAAGTTTATTTTTAATAAAAACTATTACCTCCAATATATAAAATTTAGGAGATGGGCACTAAACCCATCTCCTATAAAATTATTTATCTAATTTAGATGCACGTTTAGTTAGTACTTCATAGCAACCAGTCATGTAATGTAACTGCTCAGCTAGTAGATCGAAGTCTTCGCATTCTTTATTTTCATTTAAGAATTTGATCAATCGTTCTACTTTTTCACCAAGTTCTTTACGTTCTTCAATTAGTCTTGTTTTCCAATCTTCCATTTTAATTTTCCTTTCTTTTATAATAAGAATAAATATATCTATAATTATAATATATATATCTTTTAGTTTTTACAAATATTTATTTTACCAAATCTGTCAATATTAATAATTTCTCCAACCTCCAATGTAGGAATATCAGAATGACATACTTCCATAGATTTCTGAATTGCTTCACTGCATTTTAAAGGAACTCTATTAAAGTAATCATAACTAGGATAATTATAATACATCCAAGGTATAGACTCTATAGTCTCATTAGGTAGAAAGATTTCAGAAATTCTTGAGGATAAAAGTTCACCATCAAAACTTAGTTCTGTATCTATGCTGGTGACTTTAAACATAGCTTTTCCATCTCTCGTTATAAATTCCTTCTTTTCATTTATAATAAATATGCAATCTAAAAACTTTCTAATTTGCACATCCATATATTCAAATGCTAATAATTTCAAAGTATCTAAAAGCATTTTAATACATCTTTCTATCGCAAAGACGAACTACATCTATTTTACCAAATCTATCAATATTAATACAGTCTCCTGGTGAAAGGTTAGGAATATCACAGCTACATACCTCCATAGATTTCTGAATTGCTTCTCCACATCTTAGAGGAACTTTATTGAAATAACTATAGCTAGGGTATTTATCGCATAACTGATTAGGTATAAGAATTACTTTTTCATTAGGCATAAGGCTTTCAGAAATTCTTGATGATAAAAGTTCACCATCTAAATTAATTTCTGTATCTATATAGGTGGATTTATAGATACTTTTCCCATTTTTACATATTAATTCCAATTTTTCATTTCTAATACATATACAATCATAGACTTTCTTAATTTGTACATCCATATTTTCGAATGCTAATAATCTCAAAATATCTAAAAGCATTTTATCCAACCTCGCTAATACTGAAATTTATTTATATTACCATATCTATCAATAATAAAAGAATCTCTAGGAGTCAATGTAGGAATGATAATGATAGCATATACTTCCATGGATCTTTGAATTATTTCGCTACATTTTAGAGGTACTTTGTTGAAATAATTGTAACTAGGATATTTATCACATATAGCAGTAACTTTATTGCTATAACTTTCAGTTATATCTGATTTTATAATTTCACCATCATTGCTAATCTCTGTATTGATAGCGGTAGTTTTAAAACCATTTTTTCCATTTTCGATCACTTGTTCTGTCTTACTATTTGTAATACATATATGATCATTACACTTACTAATTTTTACATCCATACCTTCGAATGCTAACAATTTTAAAGTGTCTAAAAGCATATTTTATGCCTCCTGATAAATAAATAGAATACGATAGGAGTTCAACTCCTATCGTATATCATATTTCTTATTATAATATTTACTTCGCATGAATTTAATCATATCAGTAAATGCATCTCTAGCTTCACGATTGAAATTATCGACGTTTTTATATTTACCAGTCTTTTTACTTTGAGTCATAATATTATCAGTATCGTCTAAAATATAAACTTTATCTTTATCATCATCTAAGTCTGCATAATAAAATTTATCTTTATTAATACCAAATCTATACCCAGTAAATTCAGATCTGAAATTTAGTCTATCTGATAAGATCAATGAAGAGATGATTGAATAATATCCAATTAGTTTCATTATTTTCTTTATCCTCTAAGAGTATTAACTATTTGATTCATCATATGGTAATATTAATGTCAGTATTTCAGTAATACGATGAGCTATAACATCTTTTACTTTTGAATCTTCAACTTCATTATATAACTTATGTAAGAATAATAATAAATACTGAATTGATTCTACATCATCTAAATTTATAGCTTTTTCAATATCATCAAGTTTATCATATATGATAATAAGAGACAATAATGAAGATACATCGCATTCAAATGGTTTTGGTCTATTTGATGGAAACTTTAATATCTTTTCAGATTTATTATTATCCGTAGTTTTATTAAAAGTTTCTTCAAATAAACATTTAGTAACTTCATCTACACTAATACCCAGAAGTTCGGCAATCTCTTCATAAGATTTCTTTCTATTATAATATAGATGTCTGATTCTTCCGTTCATTGCATCCATTTACACCTATCTATTATTAATTAAACTAGCATAAATTAAGAACTCTTCATTCAATAGCTCTTGTTGTGGTACAAATGGTAAACCAGTATTTTCTTTATTTTCAAAATCAATGATTTGGAATTTAGAAGATACAATTGTAGCCAACATAGCTATCAAAAGATTTGTAATCTTTTCATTATGATAAATAGCAGCAACTGCTTCATATGTACTAGAAGAAGTAATCTTTTGAAGCTCCTTCTTGTTCATATTTACACGTTTGATTACTTTAACAAACTTACCAGATAGAATTGCTTCCATTGTATGTAGATTGTTTGCTGCAAGTATTCTCTTAGCTGCAATAATAAGTTTAATATAACTTGTTAGATCGATAGATCCTAAAGCAGATGGATCACCAAACCATTTATAGAATAGATAGCATACTAATATCTTTTGATGTGGAACTATTGGAGACTTACGTCCTTTAGATAATTCTACTTTATAGTACTCTATTTCTTCTTTTGAGAATGGACCAAATCTTTCTTCTATTTGTTTCATAGTAGAATGGAAGTTTACTTGATTATGCATAAGCAATGCTTCATTCTTCTTAGAAAGATGAGATTCAAACTTATCAAATTCTGAATTATCATCATCATCGTCGCCTTCATTACGATCAGATGATAATTGATTGAAAGAATATTCATATTTAGCTCTAATAATCTTATTAGTGATATTACCTTTGATAGATACATAGATTAAGTTTAGAATATTCATTTCATAAATAGCTTTAGGGATAATCTGACTAATAATAGCCCATACAATTTCGATATTGTATGTGAACTTATTCTTAGATCGAATATATTGCTTATCCCAAGAACCGCTATTCTTAGACATATCTTGAATGATACGACTATTTGCAGTTTCAGATAATTTAGTCAAGATATCAATATCAGGATGCATATCAATAATAAGAATTTCATAGAATTCCATCAAATACGCATCAATATTTTGAATCTTCTTCATATATGCATAATGTGTCAATAATGGAATTAGAATGATTTGGAATAATCCAATTTCCATCAATGCACTTAGATGGCGATTACTATATTGGAGTACATTACCATCTTTCTTATTACGTTTAATATGAATAATGAAATTATCTTCATTCATAGCTTTAACTTTACGAGCGAATGTACTAAACAAAATATCTCGTTTAATATCAGCCATGAATTGTTGTTTTGTATATAATCCAGCATCATCTGTGTCAATCATAAACTTCATACGAGCATAGATTGCTAATAATTCATGATCAGGATCATAGTATTTTTCAAAATAATTCAAATATTGTGTAAAGTGATCTACTTTCTCTTCAGAGGAGTAGCATTTCTTTACACTTAGAATGAATGAATCAAACATAAGCATGTCTTCATCATCATTAGTTAAAATTTTAGCCAAAGGAGCCATAATTTGTTTACCCCTAAGGCCTCTAAATATAATATCTTCTGGATTTGGTACCCATCTATCTACAGGTGGAATAGCATTCGCATCAGATATGCTTAAAGTATAATTTTTAACTTCTGGAGTTCTAATAGAATAATCTCTGTCTAATTCCTCTCCTGGAGTTATTTCACGTCTTACAGCTTTACTTGTTAAAGCTTCAGTTAATTGCATCGTACACCTCCGATAAAACTACACATATTCTAAATTATAATATATAATTTATTTACGTTTTGTAGTTTTAGTCGTGCGAGTAACCCTAATATTATTAGATTTCTTTTGTTTACTTTGAGTAGTTGCAGTTCTTTTGATAGCTTTAGTAGTCTTAGTTTGTTTTATATTACCGCCGCTATTATTACGCTTACGTTCAAGTCTATGCTTAAACATAGGATCTACTTTACGTAGATGACTTTCTGCTTCTTCACGCTCAATAGCTTTTACATCTGACTTGGTTACTAGTTTTAAGAAGTCATCTTTTCTATTAATCTTTAGATTAGATGCTTCATAATAATGCTTCTCTAAATAACCATGCTGTTTTATATATAAGAAACCAAAGTAAAGAATCTTAGCAAAGTTTACAACTCCAAATGGATTTCTTTCTTTTGGTTTTTGTTTTATTACTTCAGTGGAAAGTTTGTTTTCTAATTCTTCTACTAATAAGCCATATTCAATATATGTATGAGCATAAGTAAATGTAAATGCTGGGTCATTAGAGAAGAATCTAACTTCATAGTTTTTAAGATCTTTAGCATGTTTAGCATCCCCACTTTTAGGGATAAACTTAAACACTACTTCATATGTAAAATTTGGTACAACTTCAGATGGTACCCTTAAAAGGATAAAATAATTATCTCCATCAGTATAAAAGTTATGCTCAATCTTACCATTAACTCTAAGCATAACTTTTTCAAATCGTTGCTTATAGTTTTCTGCTAATAATTGAGATCCCATTACATTGCCTTTACCTGCAGGGGATCTTCCGTACTCTTCTAAAGTTAAATGTAATTTTGCAGCCATTTAATTCTCCTTAGAGTGAGGTCTTGCAGAGTAGACCTTTTATGGCCTACTCTTACAAGATTGCTCTGGACAATTATTTTATATAGATATTATGGGCAGGAGTTTGACATAGGAATTGTTTAGTAGTTACTAACATACCTACAACTTTACCCACAATTTCTAACACAGTGATATCAGAACGGATAGAAGATAATACCAAGGAATCAGTTTGCTTAGTACGTAAGTTTACTGGGATTCCTTTAGAGTTTGTTTCTTCTACCATAGCTTTAACTTCATCAGAAGCTTGAGCCATACATTCAGGAAGTTCATTTAAAGAACTACCATATAATTTAGAAATTAAATCTAAATAAGAATTATAGAATAACTGAGCAATTGTTTTATAATCGCCAGTTGTGTTTTCATCAGATAATACTTCTTTGATAGCTAAAAGACCTTGTACATTTGCACCCCAGCCATAACCATGTTCAGCCGCAGACATGCAGTTAAGAACAGCATCTTCCGCTGCATCAAAACGATTATCACGTTCTTCTGGGGTAGCACCACCAATATATAAGTCTACCATATTAGCCTTCATACTATGAACACGACGACGAAGATTACCAATACCGGACATATCTTTACCATCTTGCTTAGCTTGAGCTAATTGCATTTCTAAGTTATTCAAGATAGATTTATAGAAGTCGGAGAATTCAGTAGTTCCTTCTTTATACATGTTTTTAGGATTGATTACCTTAGTTTTATTATAACCAGCGACTACCGCATCAGCATAACCACACCATTCTTGAACTGTTTCTTCTGTAGGTGCATCGCCATTTTCTTGATCTTTCACTTGTTGTTCTAAGTTACGATATTTACGAATAGTCTTAGCATCACAAAGGTTAGCCAAGTCCATCATGATTTCAGCTTGATGAATATCAGATACTAAGCAGAATGGAATATTAATACCACTAGCTTTAGCATTGATCATTGTCTTAGTTAATGGATCCATAACTGTAGCTACATCAGCAGAAACTTTAGGACAGAGAATAACAGTAGGAATTAATTTAGTTCTAGCTTTTAATGGTTCGAAGATGTTATGATAAAGAATAGCACTTAAGAAACCAATCATTTCTGGCGTATCAATAGGATCTTCGAAGAAGTAAATTTTAGGATGGTTAACTTCAGCAGTTGATTCTGCTTCATTAGTTACATAAACTTTATCAGCATAACCACTATTAAGAGTCATGCCATCAAAGATTTTTACATAGTCTTTAGAGTCATTAGAACGCTTAACGTCAATATAAACATCTTGACCATTTTGCATATAAACATCAGCAATCAACTCTGCCATTTCTTCATTATTGTTTGTAGAAATTAGAGCAATCTTTTTGATGTCTTCATAAGTTTCAATTTGTTTAGCATGAGAAAGAATACGATTAGAAACGTCTTTTACAAGACGATTAATCATGTATTCAATTTCAGCTGGAGGCATTTTAAAATTATAAACGCTAGCTTTATATGCTTCATCACTCAAGTTAGGTTCTTGACCAGTAGCAAAGCGTTTATATGCTAATTGAGATAATAAGATAGCACTAGTTGTACCATCGCCAACTTCTTTAACAACATGAGTTGTTAAGTCTTCAAGCACTTCACGAATACTCATTTCGATAATACCATTGAAGAAGATATGTTTAAGAATAGTATGACCATCTTTTGTAAATTTAGGCAATACATTTTCTTTTTTAATTTGAGTAGCAGAGCCATATGGTCCAAAAGATGTTACTAAGGATTCAGCAATGATTTCCAATGCTTTCATGGATTGCTCACGTAAATCTTTTTGAGGTACAATATTAGAAAATACTTCCATTTCTAATCCCTTTCTATTTCAGCTAAATCTACATATGGATTACTTACATAAAAGAGATTATTATCAAAATCTTGATGATATTTCTCTTTTACTGCATATATACGTTTATCCATATCATAGTCGACATTAAAGCCATATTGTAAAACAAATATATGCTTACCAATAGGCTTAGGATCATAGTTATATAAGTTTTCAGGATACTTTAGATATATCCCATCATATGAATCAAGATCTACATTTCTTTTATTATAGATGCCTAATGGAGTCTTAGCTCCATCTAAAGTACTTCTAATAATAGCTTCTTGATATTCATTATCTACCATTACATTAACTCTAAAACTATTTCCATCTACTAATAGCATATTGGAATAGAGTTTGTGTATATCGGTATAGTATATATTAAGATAAAGTAAGTCTTTATACTTATCTTTAATTTCATTCAATAAATCATCTGCAGATGATTTATATTTATCTTCCAAGACTACTGATAAAGGATTAGGATCTTCTCTATCTCTTAAAAGATAGCTAATCGTTATAGGATCCTCATCTAATATTCCTGGAATAAAGTATTTTGAATTTTTAAATTGAGACCTTAAGATATCGATAATAGATTTATCAGTATCAAATAAGGAATCATATTCAAATATAGGTCTTATACTTGCCATATAAACTTCCTATAAAGACAAAAAAAAGAAGATAGAAAACTTGTTCCTATCTTCTTTAGTTTTATTACATATCATCTAAGCTTGCACGTTTGAATCCACCACTAGATTCAGACCCACCATAATTAGAATTACCAGACATACCAGTGCTAACACCAAGTTTATCTGCAATTGCTTCAATATTAGCTAGCATGGAGCTATTTACATATTGAGCTGTTTCATGAACTGCATAAGCTTGAGCATTAGTCATAGATTTAGCATATTCTTCTAGAACTACAGCTAAATCTTCTAAGTCCATATTTTTATAAGATTCGAAGTCTTTATCGCCATCGAATTTTTCCACATCAAAGTTATGAACTGCAAAGTGGAAATCAGTACGACAAATGAATAAGATTTCCTCTTCCACAGCAGAAAGATCTTTATTCAATTTACGAATACATACAACAGGTTGAGTTAAACCAAATTCAGAACCATCAGAGATAGTAATGAATGTTTGTGCACCTGTAGTGATACCAGTGGATTGAATTTCGCCAGCCATAAACTTACGAATTTCTTTAGCTAAGATATTAGCTTTAGTATGCTTCAAATAAGCACTAACTTCATGCTCACGATCTGGCATCGGATAGTCTTGACCACTGACTACTTTAAGTGGAGCAATAGATAACTTGAGTGTACCTTGCCAGAAAGAGAAGCTCATAGAAGAACCACCATATTGACCAACATCTTTAGAGTTAGTCATACGGTAATTAGAGTAAACATTGATTGTTTTCTTCCCACTATTGGAAGAGTTTCGATTAAATACGCTTTGTCCAAGAGCCATTTGTTTATCCTCCTAACTATAAGAATATAATTATCAATATGTATTGATAATAGTATTTTATT